ATTGAGAGCTTCTCGCCGCTCTCTGACCGCCCCGCTGGCTTCGTCGGCAGCAACCAGCTGCGGGTGCGGATGTACTGGAACAGCGCCAGCAATACCTGGATCTGGGTGTCGTATTACACGGTGGATCCAGACGGCCGCTATGTGCGGCAGAGCTCGATCAGTAACAGCGCCAGCAGCACATCGCAGGCGACGGTTGCAAGCTCCGCGGCCGTGAAGACCGCCAAGGACGCGGCGGATACGGCAGCAACGGCAGCGGCAGCTGCCCAGGCGGCGGCGGCATCCGCTGCATCAGCGGCAACTACAGCGCAGACCACGGCCAATGGCAAGCTCACAGATAGCTGCGCCACGGATCGCGTGCTGGGCCGCAGCTCAGGCGGCACCGGCCCCGTTGAGCAGATCACGCTGACTGCCGCTGGCCGCGCCCTGCTGGATGACGTGGACGCAGCTGCACAGCGGACAACGTTGGGCCTCTCAACGGTCGCCGCCACAGGCTCCTACGCAGACCTCACCGGCAAGCCAACGATTCCATCAATCGCCGCCAGGTCCGACATCAACGGCGTTCATACAACCGGCTCGATCACCAGCGGCACCGCCAGCCTGACGGTCGCCAGCGCCACCGGCATCGTTGCTGGCATGGTTGTTGTTGGCGAGGGCATCACACCCGGCACGACGGTCGCCAGCATCAGCGGCACCACCGTCACACTCAGCGCCAATGCAGGCGCCACACTCAGCAGCGATCCGGCTGGGTTCTACGACAACACCAAGGCACTCAGCCCTGGCAGTGTTGGCGGGCAACTGTGCCGCGCCTGGGTCAACTTCGACGGTACCGGCACCGTGGCGATCCGCGCCAGCTACAACGTCAGCTCGATCACTGACAACGGCGTGGGTGACTATACGGTGAACTTCACGACAGCAATGCCGGATGCGAATTACTGCCCAAACGTTTCATGTGGGCTTCTCGGTACTGGCGCTGGATCTGGACCAGCTCAACTATTCACTGGCAACATTGGTGGTATTTCTACTGACATAAGTCCAACGACAACAGCTTTTAGGTTTGAGACACTTACCTTTGGCGGTGCCCTTGGTGACATCCAAAGAATCAGCGTCGCCATCTTCCGCTGACCCATGACCCACATCATCCACCCCACTGCTGACGGCGTCGCGATCACCACTCCCACCGGAGAGGTGCCGATCGAGCAGGTTGCCCAGCAGGTTGCACCCGACGGCATCTACGCCATCGTCACCGCTGACGCCATCCCATCCGACCGCACCTTCCGCGCTGCGTGGGTCTACTCCCCCGATGGCATCGAGATCGACCTGGACCGCGCCAAGGCCATCGCGCACGACATCCGCCGCCGCCGCCGCGCTGATGAGCTGGCGCCGCATGACCGCGTGATCAGCCTGAAGATCCCCGGCGCCAGCGCCGACCAGGCCGAAGCGGCACGCCGGGAGATCCGCACCCGCTACAGCGCCATGCAGGATGCAATCGACAGCGCGGCTTCAGTCGCGGATCTCCAGCGTCTGCTCTCCCCACAAAACGCCCCTGGCCCCGTCTGACAGACTCGTTACGCTGCGGGGGTGCAGACAATGACCATGGAGCCAGCCACGATCATTGCTGCCCTCGGTCTCCTCGGTGCCGGCGTCGCCGGCATCTGGAAGATCGCCGGGCAGTTCGGTGATTTCCGCGGCCGGACCAACACCTGCATCGAGCACCTGACACGGCTGACCAGCAAGCACGACGAGCGGATCTCAACGCTGGAGAGGGCCCGCTGATGGATCGCATCGCCAGCTATGTCGCCGTTGCCGTCGCCATCCACGGCCTGGCGCTGGTGATCGTCAACATCACTCCCACCCCCAAGGACAACGAAGCCCTCGACAACATCAGCCGCCTGGCCGTGAAGACCTATCGGCTGATCGAGGTCATCGCCGGCCTGTGGGGCCCCCTGGCCAAGCGCTGAATCCCTGCCCGGTGAAACCATGGCCGACCTCGCCAAACAGCTCGAAGACCTCCACGCTGCCGTCGTCGAAACCGTCAAGACCCGCATCGAAAACGGCGGCACCCGCGACGACGACGGCAACCTCCTCGAACCCCTCAGCAACGACGACCTCCGCGTCGCCCTGCAGCTGCTGAAGCAGAACGCCATCACCGCCAATCTCTCCGAGAGCGACACCGCCTCCCTGCGCTCGCGCATGGCCGGCAAGCTCGACTTCTCCGCCTTGCAAGGCAAGGTGGTGCCGATCGCCCGCCAGGACGACGCAGCTACCGCTTGACCCCCCCGTAGGCCATCCCGCGCAGCCGTGGCTTCCAACCCAGCGCCAGCGCATCAATGCTGGCGCCCGTCTCATCAAACCAGGCCTTCAGATTGGCTTCATCGATTTCATCCTGTCGTTGCTTGCTGGCCTTCTTCTGGTCCTGGGCAGCGGCATCGGTGAAGAACTTGGCGCCCAGCGCCACCGCATCGATCCGGTCATCGAACACCAGCGCACCGCGCTCGGTGGTGATCCGGCTCAGCTGGTACATCAGCGACCGCTGGTGCCCCGTCTCCGGGTCCTGATCAGCCTCTGCATAGTCCCGACGGATCAGCTCACGGTTCACCACCAGGCGGTGCTGCTGCACCAGCGGCGCCAGGGTGTCCACGATCCGCCGTTCCTTCTGCTGGCTCACCCGCACCTCCTCGATCGAGAGCGGATGCACCCGGGCCATCACCGGCTGCAGCAGGGCCGTGAACATGCCATCACCCATGTTGCTCTCGGCCACGCAGTAGTTCGCCTTCCACCGCTTCGCCCGTTCCGCCAGCGACTGCAGCACCGCCGGTTCATACCCCCGTGTGGTGCCGCCGCACTCGAGCAGGAACACGTTGCCGTTCAGCTCAGCCAGCACCGCCCACGCCAGTTCATCACGGCCGCGGCCTGATGGATCCACCGCCAGCACGCAGCGCCAGGTCTCCTCCTGCGGCACCCAACCCTTCACGGCCGCCGGGCGGTGGTAGAAGCGATCAGCGCCCAGGCCCACGCAGATCAGGTCCTGAATCCGCTGCGCCGGATCCGACGACCACACCACCACATCAGGCAGCGCCTTGCCGTCCAGGTCCATCACGATCAGGTCACCCAGCCGGATCGGATAGCGATCCAGGGTGCTCAGCCGGCAGTTCAGCTGGTACTGCAGCTGCACCGAGGCACGGGTCATCCGCATCTCGCGTTTCAGCAGCTCCTCATGGCCGAACCGCTCGGGGTCGGTCGGTTCACCCGCCAGCGCCGGGTTCTCCTCCACGGCCGCCGCAATCGCTGGCGACAGGCTGCCTTCGTAGCAATCCCACTCCTCGGCCTTGGCCGGGTTCGGGAACCGCGCCGGCCAGAACCGGATCGCATAGTTCCGCTCGCGCACCAGCCGCAGATACAGCGAGCTCTCCAGGTGCGGCGTCCCCAGATACCGGATCTGCCGGGGGAACACCTGCCGCACCCCCGCCTGGGTGAAGTCCAGCGGCGCCGTGGCATCAAAGCCCGGATCATCCGGCTTGATGATCGCCTCCAGCTCTGTCACCGCCTGGGCCAGCCGTTCCTGCTTCAGCGGTGTGATCGAGTTGTTCAGGGTCTCGATGTCATCCGGCAGCGCCAGCGTGCAGCGCTTACCCGTCAGCGATGGCGACAGGATCCCCACTGTCCTGCAACTGGGGCTCTGATCGATCACCGCCGGGCCCACGTCAAACGCCTTCACCGATGAACGGCCATCGGGCCGCGGCTCCAGGCAGCGCAGGATGTCCACGTCACGGATGCAGCGCGCCATGAAGGTGGCAACCTCCTCGGCCTTCTCTGCCGTCGCCGCCGGGATCAGCACCTTCTCCGTGAAGGGGTCATGCCGCAACCGCCACAGGGCATAGCCCCCCGACTCGAAGCTCTTGCCCAAGCCCCGGTAGGCGGTGGTGATCGAACGGTCCGGGCCAGTCTCCAGCCAGTTCGCCACCTCGAGCTGCCGCAGCGTCGGCGTGTCAGCCAGGTTCAGCTCACGCAGCAGATAGCAGAGGAAGTGCGGAAACGGCCAGAGCTCAGGCGGCAACGGTTCCCATTTCATGCGAAGAGCCCCTCAGCTTTCAGGGCCAAGGGGCTCTCACCACCACCACCACCATCAACACCTGAAACAGGGGAAGACGATGGTGATGTACTTCCCAGCACCACCTGGGTGAGCGCCATCACCTTAGCCCTCCTCAAAGGCCTCATTCACATCAGGCGTGGTGGGGTCATCCGCCTTGAACTCACCTGACGCTGCCCGCGCCCGCCGCTTCGGCGCTGGGGCCTCCGGCGTTGCGGTAGCAGCGCAACATCCAGCAGCCGCCGCCATGGCCGCGTCGAGAACATCCTGCGGCACATCGCTGCCCCAATGGACAAGACCCAGGCGGCTGCGGTCCTCATTGGAGACGTACGGCACCGGTGGAGAGCAGATGCGCTTCAGCGTACCGAGTAACGCCCCTCAATCCAGCCTGGTGGCAACTCGCTGCCAGTTCTGGCACGGCGTTTCTTGCGCGCCTCAGCCGCTTCGCGGTTGATGCTGCCACCGGCGCCAACCAGTGCGATCCACAACACGGCCGGCCAGCCGATGGCAATCACCATCGCCACGGCCTTCACAAACCCCAGGGCCGCGAACACGCAGATGGTCAGGCCAACCAGGCACGCAAGCACGGTCAAGGCAGCAGTCCCAGCACGCTTGAACAACCGCGACCAGTTGGCCCTGTAGCTGATTCGTTCCTTGGTCATTTGCAGTCTCCGAGGTGATGGTTACTGAGCGGCCGTTCAGGCCTGGTCGTACTCCAGCTGCGCCTGGGCGATCAGCGACTCCTTGCCGGACGATCGCACCATCAGCGGATTCAGCCGGAAGTAGCGCTCACCGGTGTTCTGGTTCTTGACGAAGCGCAGCAGGTTGTGGCGTTTCAGCCGCGAGAGCGAAGCCCTCACATCGGCGTCCTGCATCCCGAGATCCTTTGAGAGCCGGGCGGAGGTCACCAGGATCCGTCCGCTGAAGGTGTCGGTGTAGAGCATCAGGGCCAGGACGACAGCGGCATCCCGCAGCTCGATGTCACGTCGGCCGATCAGCTCAATCAGGCCCTCCAGGCCGTGCTCGCCCGCGAGCTGAAGCATCACGAAATGGGGGGTGGCGGTGGTGGTGGCGGCCATGGATGGACGGCAGTGGTGGTGGTGGCTGCGCCCGCTGAGCCCCCCGAAATCGTAGGTGTGACACCGTTTGGTCCTAGGTGTGACACCGAAGTAGATTGAGTGAGGGAGCGGACTCTCGCACCGTCAAATCTACAAGTTGCGGATCCAAGGCGCCGACACCCGTTCTCGCTCAATCGAATGTGCCGCGGCACCTCTGGATCTCTCTACTCACTCCCCTTAGCCCAAACAGGGACAAGACCTCACCCCTCCCACACCAGGCACTCCCCTCACGCCCCCACACCCCTCAGCTCGCACGTGCTCGGCTCGGGGC